TAGTTAGAATACAAATTTTCACAGTAAATTTTTCCTTACGTAAAGAGCATCACCCCAGATTTGACCTTCCCAACTGGTCATTACACGTTCCATATTATATTGGGCAAGGAACTCATCTAGTTCCTCAACATAGGCATTGTTTTCATAAACCTCATCACGGTTTACCTCACAATAAACATAATCAACTTTTTCAAGAGTTTTAGTGGCACCTTTCAAAACTTCAAGTTCATAACCTTGAACATCCATATTAATGAAGTTATATTCGTGACAATCATAATTATCCAAACAACTAACCTCAACATCCTCCGTAGTAGGGAACTTTACATAAGGATGATGTGTAAGATGAACCTTTGGTTTCAGAATACTACTACTCTGTTTTTCATTATCACTAACATACATCGTAGTCTTTCCAGGTTCAGAACCAAGAGCAACCTGATGCCCCTCAATATTAGCATTCAAATCCTTTACCTTATCTGCCAAGATATTGAAGTTCTCTTCTAATGGTTCAAACATAACCATGTCTTGAATACCACAATCAATATAATCAGGTATCTCTTCACCATAATGGGCACCAATCTGAATGATGCCCTTAATCTTCATATTATATTTTTTCTTTAGAAGTTTAAAACTAAGCAGCATCGAAAATCTCCATTAATGTTTTTACCGATTGTTTATAGGAAAGGTTTTCCTTCACATATTTACGTGGATTGTATCTATCCAGTTTACTATAAAACTGATCAAATGTCTCCTCTAAGATTACATCATCAAACAAAAGATCGGATTCAATAAACTTCTCTCCACAATCAGGAGACCAGAAAGGAACTGATGTTGCAGGAACTCTCCACTGTTCACCCTGATCATTCCATTCCGTAATATCCCAAGCAAAAATAGGAGTTCCACAAGACATGATTTCTTGAACTGCAATACCCTGACTTTCAGTTCCATTAATAAGAAAACAGCATTTAGATTTAGATGCTAATTCATTCACTTGCTCTGGAGAGTAAGAACCATACTTCAATATGTTATAAGTCAATCCCCTAGATTCTAAAATAGATACTACGTTTTCAAGTTCTTTAGGTGATCTCCTTTTAAAGTAAACAAGACAATCAAACTCTTCAGTTCTCTTCACCTCAGGTAGTTCAATACCAACAGACCATACAGAAATCTTTTCTTCTGGATATCCAAATTTATTAACATATAAGTCCTTCACCCATTGAGATGGTGCAATAATTGATTTGTAATAATTTGGATTTTCTTTTAGTTCATTAACATGACCATCAAACATCCAGATCTGAGGACCGATTACACAATTTTCCAATGTGAGATTGGAATGCTTAACATGCCCTGTCCAATCATATTGAACTAGAAAGTTATGCTTATACTCCTCAACATTTACTGCGTATGGAATACCTTCTTGTTCTAAACTTGCACGTAAATTTTCAACAACTTTTCTAGGACCATTCATTCCAGAAGAATGACCCCAATAAGATGGTTCATAGAATAGATTGATCATACCTTAACCCACTCCTCCAACATGTATTCAGATCCAGATGCTTCACGATTCCATCTCTCTGGTCCAATAGTAAACTCACTATTACCCAAGAATGCTCCCCACCAAGAATATGAGGAGTTAGCAATAATATGATTTTTACACTTAGTCATTAAGTAAAGATGACCACTATCTTTAACATCATTACATTCAGATCCAACAAAAGTAATCTCTTTATCGGTTTCAATATTCCCCCTACACCATTCAACATCTTCTGAGAATACAAAATAGTGAGGATTGGAATACTTAGACTCCATTAGTTTTACAGCACGATCATAATATGCTTTATCAAGAACACCATGATGTGCGAGTGCTGTTGGATTAGTGATGTAATCACCTCTCCTAACGTGGATAGCAACTGGAGTTTCTACATCACTAATTTGTTCTTCAACTTTCTTTGTTTCTTCTGAAAATTCAACAGAGAAAGTAAACTGTTTCTTAATATCTTCAATAACATTTTCAAACTCTTTTAGATTTTGAAACCACCCCTGAAGCATTGTTGCGCCTTCTGGTGCTTCTTCAGAGGTTTTATATTTGATGTTTAGAATATCAAGATCATATCCACGACCTGTCAATCCATTTACAATAACCTTCCTTTCTTGATTACCATAAAATGATGTGTCAAGGCGAAGTTCTGTGAACTGTGGATATTCTCTCAGTGCAGAAACTCCTGCTGCATACTGAAACATTTGGTTTCCCAAACCACCTTGGAGATAGACGTATAAAATCATTATTAGTTTCTTTCTAAAAGGATATGACTACCCTTACCATTATAAGCAAGATAATCTACACCATTATACAATTCTGGTTCATCAATCTGGTAGTTAACCCAATCACCAGCATATGGTCGTTCGACATCAATAATGCCTGCGAGAGCATCAATTGAGGCACCCACATCAAGAAATACAGCATCAGTATACTTCTTAAGTCTATGTATTAAACCAGACTTAACGTGCCCCATACCCATCAAGAAAATCTTAGATGTAGTATTTTCTAGTTGTTCACCAACCATTTTTTCGGTTGCATCAATATCATCACAAGCAAATTTCTGAGGAAGAGATACGTAATCCTCAAACTGCTCAAGTCCAAGATAGTCTTGATACTGAGGTGCTTCAATAACATTGCGAATGATATTCATTTTCATATCTGCACCAATCAAACCAATCTTTCCAGCAAAGGTTTGAAGCAACCACTTGTTAGTAACTAAACCATACCCAAACTCTGCTGGATAATCAATACTCACTCCAGGAAGAACCTCACTAAACTTTTGACGATTATCGGGGTAAATCTCACAAGTGTAATAATCACACTCTCTAGCACCGTCCTTGAACGCCTGGTGATCAATCTGACTGTAGGGTTTACTTAGTGCTCTACGACCAGGTGTTGCACTACCAACTGATTCACCTTTGAGAAAGAAATAATCACCATCGCCAAACTTATAAAAAGTTTTAGATTCATTCTTATCTACAAGATCAACCAGAAGGTCCTTAAATTCACTCAACTTCTCTTGAAAGTTTGGATAGGTTTTAGCACTACCAAAACACGGATTGGCATCTAAGTTTTTAGTGCCATCGATTTTATAAAGATCCAGATACATATTAATCCTCAGTTACAGCAACACCGTGATAGATGGCATTCTTACCATCATAAGATGAAATTCTTCTCTCACCATAAAACTCCTTTACCCAATAAATCACATAATCAATATCTTCTTGTGTCATTCCAGGATGACAAGGAAGACTTACCAACTTTTTCCATTCACGATCGGCAACAGTATAACTACGATCCTGTTTGACAATCTTATGTGTATGTAGTGGTTTGTAGTGAACACTGGTATGAATCTTCTTATCTGCAAGATAGTTAATCATATCATTCCGTTCAGCAGCAGGAACACGAGCACCATAGTGCTGAACCGTTTCTGACCAAACAGGTGTTCTAATTAAACCATTCAATTCTTCATTATAACACTTTTGAATATGCCTACGCCACTCAAGATGTTTGGGTAACTTCTTCATTTGCTCCAGTGCAATTGCTGCCTGGAGATCAATCATATAGCACTTATATCCAAGGACATCAATATCATAATCCCAAGAATATCCAGGTTTATTACCCAACTTATTCGTGCGTGAGAAAGTGCTGGTAATACCCAACCAGGTCAAAGGAACGAGTTTTTCATAAAGTTCCTTATCATTGGTAGTAATCATACCACCATCACCACAAGGCATAGTCTTCACTGCCTGGAAAGACCATACTGCAGCATCACCTTTAGATCCTGCCCCAGATGTATAGCAACTATGAGCACAATCTTCTAAAATAAAACCATCATAAAACTCACGAATCTCATCAATCGGTGCAGGAACTCCTGCCATATTAACAGCAATAACTGCTTTAGTATTTGGTTTTAGATTTCTACGAACATCTTCAGGATCAATACACAGAGTATCATCAAGAACATCCACAATGTTTGATGTGCAATTATTCCAAAGTGGAACAGCAGCAGTTGTCATAAAAGACATTGTAGGATTGATAATATCACAATCCTTGATACCTAGTGCTTTGAATACAAGATCTTGCCCTGCAGTATTACTAGTTACTGCAACAGCATACTTGGCACCGACCATTACGGCAAACCTCTTTTCAAACTCGGCAACCTTTGGTCCTTTACCCCACCAACCAGTTTCAATACATTCTCTCAAAGAATCAAGTTCTTCATCACCACCAACTGGTCGAAGAACTGGTAATACTGTATCTCGAATTTCCATATCAACAAATGTGGTAGTTAGAAACGTCTAGTGTTTGTCCATTGATCTCCCAATCATTACGAATAAGACCCAGGAAGTCTAACCACTCATAATCAATATTATTTGTGGTTATGTAATTGTAGAGATTTTGTTCAGACCCAATATGATTAGAAAGATTATTATTCAGTTCACTCATACTGTGCTCTGCATATTCTACCATGCATTTTGTCTTCATAGAGAAAAACATATCATTATATAAAGGTCCTTTGTATGATTCAGTCAACCTACCATCCAAAAATAAGAAGTCTGGATTTGATATCAATGCACTTTTCTCTAAACGCTCTGTTTTTTCAAATACATACGGGCATGTAAAAACTTTTCTTGCAGAGATATATGATATGTTTTCATATTGGTCCAAATCAGTTTGATCTAAAACCGTTTTGAGCATGAGAAGTTCTCCCATACCTTTATTTCTGGTTCCAATATTACCTTCACTACCGGTTGCACACATCTCAGTGTCAGAAAGTAGTTCCTTTAATTCAGTATTTTGTAGTTGATCTGGATCATCAATAGTATTTTCACATACTAAAAGATCGAAGGAGTCTGGTAGAACTCTCTTCAGTTGTTTAAGGCAAATCAAGTATTCATCTTCTCTGGCATCACAAACTTCTTTAGAAAGTTGAACGGGGCGCAAAGAGCAGAATGCTAGTGCTAAATTTTTCATCTAAGACTTCACACTTATCAAGTATTATACTCGATACAGAGTTTTTATGCAAGTGTACATTCCTTTAATACTTTACCCCCAATATCTTTTTCCGATAAAATAGGATTATCAATCTGCCAATCAATATTCAATTCGGGATCATTCCAAAGCAATGTTCGTTCATTCTCTGGACTATATTCGTTAGTAACTTTATACAAAAATTGTGTTCCCTCACTTAAAGATAAAAATCCATGAGCAAATCCTGGAGGAACCCATAAAGATAAATTATTTCTACTAGACAGAATAATTGAAAAATGCTTTCCAAAAGTAGGAGATCGTTCTCTAATATCAACGATAACATCCCTTACAGATCCCTTGAGAACCCTAACGAGTTTACCTTGAGGTTTCTTAAGTTGATAGTGAAGACCCCTTAGAACACCCTTTTTTGAAACAGATAAATTATCCTGAGTAAAATCAGCATAGAAATTTGTTGCTTCTCTAAATTCTTTTAGATTAAATGGAACATTAAATACTCCACGATTATCTTTATATTTTGGTGTCTTGAATACATAAACACCATTCATGTCAATCTCTGTTGCTTTCATACCACTCAATAGTTTTTTCAAGTCCTTCTTTTATATTAAATCTTGGTTTCCAGTTCAATTCAGTAGAGATCTTACTGATATTAGTTGAATATCTTCTATCATGACCTGGACGATCTTTCACATATTCTATCATAGATTCTTCTTTGTCAAGTAGATTCACAATTTGTTTGACAAGATCAATATTTCTAACTTCACATTCACCACCAATATTATATTTCTCACCAATCTTTCCATTCTTCCAAACTTCAATCAACGCTTCACAATGGTCCTGAACATATAACCAATCTCTAATCTGTAGACCATCCCCATATACAGGAACTTTTTTATTACTCAACAGATTTAAAATTGTTTGTGGAATAAGTTTTTCTTTATATTGCCGTGGACCGTAATTATTAGAACAGTTGGTAATCACTGTTGGTAGACCATATGTGTTATGAAAGGCACTGACAAAATGGTCACTTGCTGCTTTTGATGCGGAGTATGGATTCTTTGGATCATAAGGACTTTCCTCAGTAAAAGATCCCTCAGGGATAGAACCAAAAACCTCATCGGTAGAGATATGATGAAACTTCTCAATATCGATCAAACGACTTGCATTAAGAAGATTGATTGTTCCAACAATATTACTTTCAACAAAAGGTTTGCAATCTTGAATTGAATTATCCACATGACTTTCTGCAGCAAAATGAAATACTACCCGTGGTTTAAATCTTGTGAAAATATATCTAACCTGATCTTCATTGAAAAGATCACAGTTCTCAAAATGAAACTGTGGAGTGTCTGGAATATAATTTAGATTTGAGGCATATCCCAACTTATCAATAACAACTACATGTTCTTCGACAGTTTCTTGTAAGTGCTTAACAAAGTTACCTCCAATAAAACCTGCACCGCCAGTTACTAATATAGTCATCAGTGGTCCTCAATAATACTTTTTAAATAATCACCATACCCACTCTTTGGATATTGTTCAGATAGTTTCAAAAGTTGCTTACCATCAATCCATTCGTTTTTGTATGCAACATCTTCAGGACATGATATCTTGTATGATTGAATTTTTTCAAAGTTAGACACAAAATTTGATGCCAATAATAAAGAATCAAATGTTCCAGCATCAATCCACGTCATTGTTCTTGTTAGATTTTTTACATTGAGTTCTCCATCCTCAAGATACTTCTTACAAAGATCAATAATTTCCAACTCACCTCTCTTTGATGGTTTGAGTTGCTTTGAATATTCAACACATCGATTATCAAAAAAGTAAATACCAATCAGTGCTCTATTTGATTTTGGATTCTCGGGTTTTTCCTCAATAGAAATTACAGGACCCTTATCAAAACTTTCAAACTCAACAACACCAAATCTCTCGGGATCTCTAACTGGATAAGAAAGAATAGTTGCTCCTGATTGATCCTGACACTGCTTAAGAATATTATCTAAATCATTGCCAAAGATAATATTATCTCCAAGAATCATACAAACATCATCATCACCAATAAAATCTTCAGCAAGAATGAACGCCTCAGGCAATCCATTTGGATTATCTTGAACTTTATATGATATGGAAATGCCCAAGTGAGATCCATCAGAAAAAAGTTTTCTGAATTGATCTTCTTGTCCTGGGTTAGTAATTATTAAAATATCTCTGATGCCTGCCAACATCAGAGTGCTTAGTGGATAATAAATCAGAGGTTTATCATACACATTCATCAACTGCTTTGACACAACTAGAGAAGATGGATACAATCGTGTTCCATTTCCCCCAGCGAGTATGATACCTTTCATTCTTCAGTTTCAAAATAAGACCGATATACTTCGAAGAAGTTTTTAGTTTCTTCTGGAAGATAATCCATATAATTTTCAAGGTCTCTTATGAGTTTATAAGTATTGCGATATCCAATAACTTCTTTTTCAAGATTTGTAATCAGATCTTGAACGTTTCTATCTTGATAAACGGATGCTTTGTTATAGACAACACTATTTGGAAAATAATATTGAAGAATATAAGATCCCCAAATATCATCCATCCTGCCAACATGAGGTAGAACAGCATAGTATGGAATTACTTCCCTTGCCAAAAATGTATTTTGACTATTAAACGGAGCAATTTTATTTGAACAATACGGGTTCTCTACATTATATTTTACAACGGGTTTCATGGTGAGTCTAGCCATAGCATCAATATCGGGATCACCATCCCAAAGATCTGCCTGAACTAATACTTTACGTTTTACTTTTCCTTTGTATTCAACTCTATTACGACGTTGAAGTAATTCAATGGGATACCCTCTGTGCCAAATTTCAGGTGTATTAGTTACTGAAAGAGGATCAAATACATCATCTACAGGTTCGTAAAGATCACAGTCAACTGTTTGTCCAACTAAAAGATTTTTTCCCCAATCATCATAAGGAATATTGTCATCATCAACAGTTGCAATTACATCTGCACCCTGCTCATATGCATAAAGAAGACCAATATTTCTACGTTGAATAGAATTCCAACCAATAGTATCCGAAAGTTCTGGATACATATCTGGTTGTTCTTTAGAACATAGATAAACACAATCTAATTCTTCTTGGTAATGATATCTGGGAGTTTTTTTATCTCCAACAACAACAAAAGTCCACCCATCTCTTTTTGCAATTTCAGCGAATTTATATGTTGCAATAGTTGGGTGATTAATCGTAGTGGTTACAATATACTTATTTTTCAGTTCCATTCTATTTCTCCATTAACAAGGATTTCAGTATTGTCGTTGATTCTCTCTTTATTATACTTGACAAATCCCCAATCTGGTTTGTTGTCATACTTCACTTTAGCATACTTATTATCTCTGGGAATCGGATGCCCATGATAGATGTGATAGTAAGGAGAAACCATGAACTTAAGTTTCTTACCTTTATGCTTTAAATTCCAAAGGATCTCTGCATCCATACTAGATTGATTGAAACTAGTTCGATGCCCATCATCTTTTTCATTATATGCTGTGGCAATATTAAAGAATACATCTCTTGAGAACATAGATGCATCTCCAGACCACAATCCAAGCACAGGATCTTCACCAAGAAGATTATGATATTCTAGATTCTTATACAGATCCAAAACTTGACCAGGATCACCCCATCCATCAAGAGGACCCGTCAACTCACCACCATGATTAGCAACCTTGGGATTAGATACTGGATAATCCCCTAAAGAAATATCTCCACGATACCTAGCACGATAGAATACATCTTCTTTTTCATCACTATTAAGTTCACCTTTAATTTCTTCAATCAACTCTTCTGTCATCATAATATCAGAATTAGTGATGAAGATTAGTTCTCCAGTAGAAATTCTACAACCAGCATTCTTTGCAAAATACTCATAGTAAGTTGACGGGGTCAAATCCTCAGCAACTGATACTGAAGGATCAACAATCAAGTTCTTCACCTTAGGATGTTGAAGAACTTCTTCCATCAAAGGATTGATATAAAGATATTGACCATCAATTGGATTGAAGTCAACCACAATCATTTCATATTCAAGACCAGACTTATCAAGGAGTTCTAAGTTATAGGAAACTGCTTGCTTTAATCTGTCGATAAAGTGTTCCCCATAATTATCATCTCTACCACCCAATACAACACTTAAATCCATCAACCATTCTCCTGTTTTTTAATTTGCTCTTGAATCCAATTGTAAGTTTTACGGATACCTTCTTCTAGAGTTTGTGAATAATCCCACCCAAGTTTCTCTCGGATTAGATCATTATTAGAATTACGACCACGAACACCAAGAGGTGCATCTAGTTTATGGTTCTTACTAACTTCTTTATTTCCAACACGAGCAGCAGTATCTACAAGTTGATTGATAGTTACCATCTCCTCAGAACCAATATTCACAGGACCCATAAAGTCACTGTCCATCAGTCTTCTAGTTGCTTCAACGCATTCATCAACGAACAAGAAGGAACGAGTTTGTAGGCCATCTCCCCACACCTCGATAGATCCACCTTCCTTCGGGAGGTAAGCGACTTTACGGCAGATTGCAGCTGGTGCCTTCTCTCTTCCACCGTCCCAGGTGCCCTCTGGTCCAAAGATATTATGATACCTAGCAACCCGAACAGGGATGCCATGGTTACGATTGTAAGCAAAGTAGAGACGCTCACTGAAAAGTTTCTCCCATCCATACTCGGAGTCTGGTGCTGCTGGGTATGCTGATTCTTCACGACAGTCAGGATTATCGGGGTCTAGTTGATTATGCTCTGGATACATGCAAGCAGAACTAGAATAAAAAATCTTAGTCTTGTTTACACCATCAAGTTCATTACGCATTCTTTGGCATTCAAGAACATTCAAATTAATTGTGGCAGAGTTGTGCATGATGTCTGCATCATTCTCACCTGTAAAGATAAAACCTGCTCCACCCATATCGGCAGCAAACTGATAAATCTCATCAAATGAAACAATATGACGTTCAGGAACAAGATGATAAAAGTTACCATTATATCCTTTGAATTGAAGGCATGATGCAGTAAACTTTAGATCTTTTAGATCCCCAGTAATAAATTCGTTTGCTTCGGATTCAGAAAAATCTGGACGTTTAAGATCAACACCTCGCACCCAATATCCTTCGGAACGAAGACGCTTCACCATATGACTACCAATAAATCCACCAGCACCGAGAACAAGTGCTGTCTTCTTATATTCACTCATGAATAAAAACGTTATGTATAGTATGTATTATACGAAAAAAAGATGAATTATGCAACTTCTTGAACAAAACATTCATATGCATGTTCGATACCTTGACGCAATCCAATCTTTGGTTCCCACCCAAGTTCTTTTATTTTTCTCACATCCATAACCTTTCTCATCGTTCCATTTGGTTTAGAAGTATCCCAGTCAATATTACCAACGAAACCAACCACATCTGCAATAGTTTCAGCAAGTTCTTTGATGGTTACATCTTCACCAGGACCAATATTCAAATGTTCTCTTCCATCATATTTTTCCATAACAAGGTGACATGCTTCAGCAAGATCATCAACGTGTAGAAACTCGCGCATTGGAGTTCCATCTCCCCAGCAAGTTACAGAAACTTTATTCTCTGCTGCTGCCTCATGAAATCTACGAATAAATCCAGGAAAAACATGAGAGTTGACTGGATGATAGTTATCACCTGGTCCGTATAGGTTACAAGGCATCACACTGACTGCATTAAATCCATACTGATCTCGATATGATTGACACATCTTAATACCAGAGATCTTTGCAATAGCATAAGCATCATTGGTTGGTTCCAATGGACCAGTTAGGAGTTGTTCTTCCGTAATTGGTAAAGAACACACCTTTGGGTAGATACAAGATGATCCCAGAAACAAAAGTTTCTTTACCTCAAACTTATGAGCATAATGAATGATGTTCGTCTGAATCATCAAATTTTCATAAATCATTTCTGCCTTGTGGTCTCGGTTACCAATAATTCCACCAACCTTGGCGGCAGCAACAAAAACATATTCAGGTCTCACATGATCAAAGAAAAACTCAGTTTCTTTCTGACAAGTAAAGTCAACCATATTTCTGGTTGCTTCTATAATACTTGTATATCCTTTACTTCTAAGATTTCTTACGATGGCACTACCAACCATCCCCTTAGAACCTGCTACAACAATTCGTGAATCAAGTTTCATTTTCACACATGTCCGTTACTAATTCTCTAAATGATATTTCTGGTTCCCACCCAAGTTGTTCTTTTGCTTTAGATGGATCACCAAGAAGTGTTTCTACTTCTGTTGGGCGATAATATTTAGAGTGAACTGAGATGATGGTTTTCTTCGTATTCTTATCCATTGCAATCTCACCATCACCACTACCATACCACTCAAGTTCAAATCCATAGAAAGGAGCACACCTTTCAATAAACTCACGAACAGAATACTGTTCACCAGTAGCAATTACATAGTCTTCAGGTATATCTTGCTGAAGCATTAACCACATTGCTCTTACATAATCTTTGGCATGACCCCAATCACGCTTTGCATCTAAATTGCCGAGGTATAAAACAGTTTGCTTTCCTTCAGAGATTGCCTTTAAACCGCGAGTAATTTTACGGGTTACAAAGGTTTCACCTCTACGTGGAGATTCATGATTAAAAAGAATACCAGTGCAGGCATACATTTTATATGCATCACGATAGTTTTTGGTAATCCAATACCCATATACCTTCGCACAACCATAAGGTGATCGTGGATAGAATGGCGTTGTTTCTGTTTGAGGAACTTCTTGAACCTCACCAAACATTTCTGAAGTGGATGCCTGATAGATACGAACTTTATCTTCCATACCTAGAAGACGAACTGCTTCAAGAACACGGAGAGTTCCTAGACCATCAGTATTACCAGTATACTCCGGAGTTTCAAATGAAACCTTTACATGACTTTGAGCACCAAGATTATAGATTTCATCTGGATGAACTTTCTTGATTACACCAATGATATTAGTAGCATCAGTTAGATCACCATAATGTAGGTTAATCTTAGAATAGATATGATCAATTCTATGGGTATTAATCAGGGAAGAACGACGAACAATACCATGAACTTCATATCCTTTCTCAAGGAGAAGTTCTGCAAGGTATGATCCATCTTGCCCCGTAATACCAGTAATTAGAGCAACTTTCATCTACAATAATATTTTTAGTTATTATACAAAAAAAGCAAGGTTTATGCAACCCTGCTCTCTCATACGGTCTTTCATGCACGCCACTTGCTTTTGAGAGAAGCAAGAAACTCTAAGAGGGTCTTTATGACTCCACCACCTAGTTTTAGGAACTAAGAAACCCGAGGGTCTATTGACCATCCCGACCAGGTCTAGTTTATCGACCTACCGAGTCTGTAACATAACAAGGAACACCTTCTGGATCTAACCATTTAGGATATTCTGGGTCTTCAATAGCAAGAAGCATTTGATCGCCATTGTCAAACAAATAAACATCTGAGTATTTTTTAGTATACTCATTTGCTTTTTGCATACGAAAGTCTGGTTTACCATTCAGTTGAATGTAACCTCTCTGAACGAACCTATAAGGAAATCGTTCATGGATTACAATAGTCTTAGTAGACTCAACTGACTTAGGATCTAGATCGTTCATTGGGCAACCTCAACAGTTTCAAGATCACTGTAGATAAGTTCCATCAGCATTTCATAATCATCAAGTGGTTCTCCTGAAAACACCGCCCCTTCACGTTCGTAGTAGCGGCGCACCTTTTTGAAAAGTTTCGGATTCTTTACATCAAGGAAAATTTCACCAGTAGAGGCAGCACGGAGAGTGCTGAGATCCTTTTTGAATTTTTCAGTGAGTGCCATTGTTGTGTTTGGTTTACCCTTACATTATAAGGTTTTATCTATATGTAGTCAAGGTGCCAGTGAGCATACTGGCAGTTAACTGGTAGATTCCTATCGCCGCTGCTTCTGAATCTACCAAAGGGAAGCACCGCAGTTGAGTTGCATCTCAACAGAATAATTATACTACTTCTTGTGTCCCCTGTCAAATGGTTCCCAGTGTTCCCATCCGTGTTTATGCACTGCCCACATACCAAGAATAGGAACGAAGACAAGACACCATGACAGTACTCCAACTCCCCAAGGGTTGTTTAATACTGTTCCACAAAATCTAGCAAAATGTAACATCATTAGATTCGTTACCTTTAATATCACATGTTAATTTACAATCCTCTCCTTGATATTCACTATCAGGAATAAAAATATCTCCACCACATACAACACTTCTACATACTCTTCTAGATGAATTTATTTTAATGTGCTGGTTATCCATAAGTCTCTAAAATAAAAATCTACTTTGGTAAGGCTATCCAATGGTGGATCTAAACTCGATTCTGCCCATAGTATACAAAATCTATGAATATCATCATTGGATTGGACGTATCTGACTCCATGCATTCTAGAAAAAGACGACATAGCAAAGTCATAAGAATTTTTTAATTCTGGTTTAATGTGCTGTACCATTTCCATCATAATCATCGCTTTCATAGTAAAAATTTTCTCCTCTATAAATCGCAAAAAATATAGTAGAAAATACAAAGGGAATTGAACCCCAAAGTAGAATATGTCCAAAAGTCATCTGTATTGTCCCGGAATATATTCTGGTTTTTGCTTTCTAAATTGATCTAAAAGATCACCATACTCTATAAATCTTTTATCACCAGCAATAAAATTTCTTTGTCTCATCCAAACAGCATCGATCAATAATTCAATTTCTTGTTCTGTAAAGTTATCCATATATTTCATATGTGGTAAATTATTTTATTGTGAGATTAAGCCAAGGAAAAAGTGGATCTATGACTCCAATAAGTCGAAGTAAACCCTCAGCAAAAAGTGCGAGAACAACCCAACCAACACACATACTGATAATTCCAGCATTACGATTATGTTTTCGTATAGCAGCATCAATCATCTCCTGGCACTCTTCACGAGTGATGTATTGTGCTGGTGAAGTTTCATCTATCTTATTTGACATCAGATAAATTAACTAGTGGGTCTGGTTTCCCATCCACTATAGCACAAGCACGAATATAAAAGTAATTATCAGTATTTCCCAATTCTTCGAATGTTTCCTTGATCTTTACCCAGTTTGAGTATTCTTCGGAATCCATGGTAGAAAGTTATTGTCTACATCACTATTTAATGATAACTATCTTTATACCACTACCAATAATGTTAAATTCATAACACACATTAAGTAAATATTAAGATATTTTTACAATTATTCTGGCACGACCATCATCTTCTATGGCAATAATCTTACCAACTGAAGATATATATTCAGACATCGTTAAATCTGCTTCTGCTTTTGCAGTGCCTTCAATAGAACCATCAGATGCTGCTGTGGGAATGATGTGCTGTCCAGGAGTTGCACCTGTTACATTGACTGGGACTTGACCACAGAAGGCAATGCGATCAACAAGTTGACGTGCAGATTCTAATGCTTCTTGGTAAACAACTTTGGCATCGGCAATCTCTTCTTCTGTTCTAGTATCATCATAACCACCAGGTTCCACACCAGCAACTTCGTGCCATTTATCACCACCCACATAAGATGGGTCAGTTGATTTAACAACAAAACTAACAGCATCAGCAAAGACATTAGTCAATTTGCCTTCAGAGTTAACACCACAAACATCACCTTTAGCTAGTGTAAAATCACCAGCTTTTGTCATGTATTCTGCGTAGTCATTACCAGAAGCGTTGAGGGTTCCTGCAGCATTAATTGAACGTAAAGATACAGTATCTCTAAAAACTCTCATGCAAGTTCCTGCTGCATTAGGAGATCCATTATTATTAACTGAATAGAAGACTGCAGTGTCTTGATTTGATCCACCACTAGCCTGGTAACCACTTACAACAAAAATTGCACTGCCTTGCGTTTGATTGATTCCATTGATTCTGTGGTAAGCCGTTGAATTTAGATAACCACTTCCAATTTGAACAAAACCAGTGGGTTGTATACGCACCCTCTCAGCAATATCG